TTTATTCAATTTCTTCCTCCTTGGCTTTTTTTATTTTTAATTCTTTTACTTTTTCTTCTAATTTAATTATATTTTTTTGTTCTTGTTCATCAATTAATTTTAAAAATTCTTTTGTATCAGTTAATTCATTTGTTTTCATTTTAATTTTTTCATTTATTTTATTTACTTTTTCTTGTAATTTTAATAAATCTTCTTCTAATTTAACTAAATTTTTTTTAGCTTTTGTTTTTTTTTCTTCTAATTGAATAGAATTAGCAATCTGTTTTTTCATTCTTTCATTATGTTTTTGATAATATTCTTTATATAATTCGTTTTTTTTAGATATGTAAAACTTTTCTTTATGTTTTTGATAGTATTCTTTTCTATATTTTACTTTATCTTCAGTTTTTTTAACTTTTTTATTTTCCATATTTTCCATTATATAATACTAGATATTTTTTTTAAATATTTTTTAAATAATTATAGACTTTTTTTTATGACTTTAAAAAATATATCTAAAGATCCATTTAAGGCTTCTGTTGATGAACTGTTATATAGGCTAAAATTAAAATTGCCATTATTTATATTTTTAATGTTGATATGCGGGTTACCATCAGTACCATTATATATAAATGATAAAAGGATCATATCATCTGGCCCTACAACGTTATTATTAACGGTTGTACTTAAATTTTTACTATTGGCAGCAAGTGTGGTTGATACCGTTGTTACTTTTCCTACATAAGCATTTAGAGTTACAGGTGTTGAAATAGTACCTGATTGTGTAACAGAAGAAATAGGGTTATATTCAATTATTTCACCATCGCATATAAGATCGTTACATCTTATATCAATATTTTTTTGAGGAACATTTTGATTTAGATATTTTGAGGACATTTATATATTTAATTAAGAAAAAAAATTTATGATTCTGCTAATAATCCTTTGTTTTTCAGGGCTTTCACGATATCTGAGACAGTATACGCTTTTGTACCAGTATTTCCAGTAAAAGTTGAATCATCCCTTATAGTTGTTCCTGAACCTATGTTAACGCCTACAGTTTCACCCGTACTTGTATGTTGTGTACTCGGTGCCTGTCCATGAAAACTAATTTTTTGAGAAGGAGTTGTAGCAATATTAGATCCTATGACGGTTGATGTTTCTATATCACCAGAAACTCCAAGATCTATTTTTGAGTTTGAGAATAATAATGATACTTGATCAACATTTAGAGTACCATTAGTTCTTAAATCGTTAACTCTAAGGTTTATATTATCTTGAGGAACATTTTGATTTAGATATTTTGAAGACATTTATATATTAATATAAGAAAAAAAATTATATATTTATTCAAAAAGTCTATCTCTTAATTCTTCTCTAGACATCATACGACCACCTACAATAGCCCCACCTTTTGGCTTACATACACGTTTTTTACCTTTTGGGCATCGTTTAGGTGTTTTACCTCCTACAATTACCCCTCCTTCATAGTCATCTTCGTAGTCATCTTCGTCAAGTTCAAGTCCAAAACCTAAAAGTTTTTTTAATTCTACCGCATCTCTGACAACTGGTAGGACTTCTTTTAATGATTTTGCCGCTTTTCTGCCAACGTCATGAACGAAATGTCCCATTCTTGTGAAAAAGTTACCACCATATAGACCCTTTGCTGATTTCCAATCAATCCAATCACCTTTGGTGCGTGTATCAATAATATCTCTTTCATCAATAACACCAATTTGAGTATTACAGGTGCCGTCTTGTCTATCAATGGTCATTAATCCATCATATACAAGTACCGTGTTGAGTTGAACTGCTTTATTGTCTGGGCTAACGTTAGTTAAATTAATTGTGTATGACAACTGAGAATTTGTGTTTAATCCTGAAGCCATATTGGATGGAATGTGTAGGTCGCTAACGTCAATTCGAAGAACTGCACCACAAAGTGCCGTATTTGTAGCAGATGTTAAATCGGTTGATTCCCCGTGGAATTCTACCCAGTTCATCTTACATCCATTTTTAACAGCCATATTGTAAAGGTCGGCTTCGTTCATACTAGAAAATTGGCCAGAAACATTAAGGTAGTTAAGGCTTAAACTGTTAATTCTGAAGAATGAATCGGTTGTTTGGTATGTCTTGCTTGAGTTTGGTAATGAAGCCCAAATATAAATTGCCTTAGGTACTGTACTAAGTTGAATAGCATTATTAGTGTATGACTGAGAAGCGCCAGCATTTAAAGTTGAATTTTGATCATTTATAAAAGTGTCAACCTTGTAGTATTGGTAGTTTATCTGTCTTGGAATACGTCCCATATCAACAAGTGGAGGAGTTAAATAATTGACAAGTAATTGAGGATTAGCAGTTACACCAGCTCCTAAATTAGCAGAAGAGGAAGTAATAGTAACTCCAGCATTAACAGCATGAGACCAGATACGGTCGATTTGTCCAGCCTTAAAAGAAAATTGAACACCCATGTTCTTTACACCAATAAGAGCAGATTGCAGATCATCAGCGTTATATAAAAGAGGACTTACGAATATAGGTTCGACTACTGTAAAAGTGACAGTAGATGTAGTAGGGGTTACACCATCGACACTTACTGGATTAACGATTGAATCCATTTTAAAACATCCTCTACCGAATTCATAAGAGTTATTTTGTAAACCTGATAATGGGTTACGAATGCCCCCTACCATATCCTGATAACGTTGCGCATTATCTAAAGTATTAGGTGTATGACTTAAATCATAATTAAAAAGGTCATGTTCGGCATTATATCTTAGCATACCTTCTAAAGCATCCGCGTATTGTACTTCCATAGACTGCCCGTTAATAGTTACCTTACAGGAATTAGTAATACTTGCTAATGGAAAAGCACGTGGGGCGTCTGATTCAGTGTTTAAAAGTGGTTGTCCTATTGGTGAAGTTCCCGTAACTGAGTACTGAAACTGTACTTGTGCATATAATCGCCTATCAATTAACACGTTGTCGCTTTGTGTATTAAAGTTCCATGTTATACCGCTAGATGAATAACTGTTTGCTTGTTGTTGAACTTGGTTCATGCCTTCAGCTCCTTTAAAAATCCCCCATTTTAACTCTGACTGGACATATTCCATACAGTTGAGCCTAGGATCTAAAACGTTTTCAAGTCTTAAAGGTCTTAGTGAGTTTGTTTGATTAGACATTTTTATATATATAATTACAAAAGAATTTTTTTTTCACATAATTTAAAGTAAAAAATTTAAAGTAAAAATATTAATTAGTTAACTAATTTAAAGTAAAAATATTAGTTAACTAATTTAAAGTAAAAATATTAAATGGTTGACTTTAATTATATTTTTTTTCTAAAAACTAATTTAATTTCGGCGAATGCTCCAATTGGTAGATACAATGGTATAATATTTCCATTTTTTGTCAAAAAGAATATTTCAATATTTATATGTGATAAACTATTATTTGTTACTAAATCAATCCATTTTAGGAAACTTGGGTTATAATATAAATATTGTCTCCAGTTTGCGCCAGATGTTGCGGTTGTATCGTAGAAGATATCATAATATGACAAGACTGACGAAGTATTACTTCCTATAGAATTACCTACGGGTATATATTCTTGACGACAACCAATAGATGACGATGTAAAAAGAATACTCTTTATATTTCCCCATAAAAACTTTACATCATATTCTTGTTTATATAATAAAAAATCGGGAGGAGATACAATAACTGCTGGGGGTATACTATATGGTTCGCCATTTTTTGGGTTAAATTCAATTCTAAAGTCTCTAAATCCTGTATTATTGTAACCGTAAAATTCGACTTTAAAAGCCTCAAAATATGTTTGTAGTTGAGCATTCATAAAAACTTTAGCCCTTGATTGAGAAGCAGCCCAACTATAAGGAACGATCATATCCATTAACCCACTTTCGGAATTATACAAAAAATAAGGAGCGGAAGGATGAATCCCGGGGGATACTGCATTAAATCTATTATAAGCCCTTTCTAATGCGTAGTTCATCATATCAATAAACTTTTGAAATGTATATATGTATGCATAGTTTGTGTTTTGGTCTTCATAATTTACAGGTAATGAATATACGTCGTATGATGTATCAGGGTAATATAGTAACCTTTCCTCGTAATTTGTCCCATCTTCTGATTGAATGCAAACACCAAAAGGTGTTTGACCATTACCTAAATATCTGATTGTTGCTTGTGTTAAAGGTGCGACTAAAAGTGATGTATCATAAGGAACAGAAAAGGTAGTAGGAGTTAAAACAGTTATATTATATTGACCGTTTATATTATACCATCCAGCCCCAGTTACTCCACTTATTTCTACTCTTTCACCTGTACTCCATCCAGCAGTTGAAGGAACAGTAATAACGCAGGGATTAGAAATAGACATAATAGTTGATGTTTGTGTTGATACTGCAGGCGGCGTCCATGTACTCTCAAGAGGACAAATAAAAACGGGTAACTGTCCCCTTAATGACCAAAAATGAACACTCATTTCATAATCTGATTGTTTATCTAAAATAATATCAGTTCCTTTGTTTATCACAGCTCTTTTGGGGTTATTTTTAGAGGTTGGAATATTTATAGATAAATTATCTATTTTTATGTCGAAATAAATGTGTTCGTTATTTTTATAATTATGAATTACTTTATTATTTAAAACCTTGTATGACATTATTATATACATTATATAACAAAAAAAAATTTAGGTTATTAAAGAAATGATAAAATCTGGTTTTATAGGTTTAAATGAATTAAATATTTTATAAAAATTATCAATTGATATTTTCGGGTATTTTAGTCTTATTATACACCATCTACCGCAAGTATTAATATTATCATTCTCTATCTGTAATTTATACTCATTATATTGGATTGGTTTACCACTTTCATATAATAATTTTGTAAGATATCTATACTCTTGTTTTAATTCTTTTTTTAGGTCTTTTGGAGTGAATTTTAGTTCATCATCTGGAATAAAACCATATGAATCAAAGAAGCATATACTACCACAATATTCATATAAACAACACCAATGACCAAAATTTAAAGATGTTTGATATAATAATATTACTCTTTTATATTTTCCTAATATTTCATCAATATTATTAAATGTATGTATTTTAGAATATGGAAAAATATTAACTTTATTATTAAATGCGTTCATTAAATCAATACCTGTTAAAGGTGTCTTTACTTTATCTATGATATTATCCATTTATTATAATAAGTTAAGATATTTTTTATAATAAATAACATCCTTTCTCATATAATACAACAATAGGTGCTTTATTGATTGTTACCCATCTACTAGGTAATGAACATACTTTATTTATATCATCTCTACAAAAACCAAAATATTTTTCAAGAAGATATTTTAAAGCATATTTAGTCGTCATTGCTGGAAATATAGTAATACTATTACACTCATTAAGTATGGTTCTTGTTTGTTTGTAATTATTGGCCAGGTGACTGATATAAACAAAAGATACTTTATAACTTCTTCCCTGTTGTAAAATTAAATCTCTTAATCTATCCATCTCAGCGTTTATTTTTTTATCTGGGTTACCCTCTATGTCATCAAAAACGACCAAACTATTATTGAGTTCGTCAAGGTTAATTGGGTCATTTATTAATTCTTCATCTATTGGCATTCTTTTAATATCCTCTTTGTCTAATGCGGGGTCGCTATCTTTATTTGAAAATACAAAAACTTCATTATTTGGATAAATCTTTTTGTATGTGTTTATTAATTTACCTGTGTAAGTGCTTTTTCCACTACCAGACATACCAGTAATCATAAATACTTGTCTTTCTTTATTAGTATCAAACATTGGAAAAAATGAACCATCATCTTTTAATATTATTTCTTTACCTCTTGACTTATCTAAAATTTTCATTGCTTGGTCATAATATCTACTAATTGTTCTATTTGTGGGCTTTTTCTTATCAATAATAGCGTTTTGTAAATCTTCGAGTTGTTTAAAATTAATACGACCATTCATATTTTTATAAAGATTTTCTATTAAAATACTCATATCGTCAACATCAATTTTTTTGTCTCCTCCTGTATTTTTATTACCAAGATAAATAATTTCTTTATCATATTCTCCACCTTTTATAAATCCTAAAGCATTACCACCATTTAGATTTAAATTAAAATTCATTTTTATATATATATAATTATAGATATATTTTTTTTCATTTTTACAAAACAAACTTTAATTTTGAAAATTTTTTATCATTTCTACTACAAAATTAGTTAGTTTATTTAGGTCATCATTATCACAATTCTCTATTTCCTTATTTTTTTTACAATTTGGTCTACTACATCCACCACACATTAAACATCCCGCTTCAATACAGTTAATACATCCACCTATACCTTTTCCAACAATTTTAGAATACCAAGATGCCATATCTGTTACTGCTTTCTGAATACGTTTAACATATTTAGGTATTCCTTTTAATACTTGACTTATATCTTGAAATATAAAACCTTCTGCTTTTTTATCATATAAGTTATTTGATTCTAATATATATCTTACAAACAATTGACAATTATTAGTAAAACCATCATAAATGAAGTATTTTCTTTCTCCAACATTATTTAATGTATTTTCTAATAGTTTATTCAATGTGATTATTTTTTTAGGTTTTATAGGGAATGTCTCTGTTTCATTTGTAACCTTATAATCTCTCGAAATATTAATAACTTCATTTTTTTCAATAATTATATCAACAGTTTCTCTATCTCTACATTGAACCGTAACAACTAAAGCAAGATGAAATAATTTATCATAGTTATATTTTTTCTTTTGTTTGTTCCATGTACCGAAAGAAATAGAATTTAAAGCGGAATCAATAGCAGATGATATAGGAGTTCTATAAACATTCATAGAAATTATACCACAAAAACCATATTTTTTTAAAATTTTCTTTGCTTTGTTTGTATAGTCTAATTTTCTACTAAAAATAGAACCTCCTAACAATAAATTAATATCTTCTTGTGTTAGATTTGATGGGTCATTATGTCTATTATTATATGCCATTATATATAATAATAAAGAAAAAAATATAATAATCTTAAATTAAATTTAAAGAATTAATGGTAAAACGGCAGGGGCTATCTTTACTATATCCTTCATTGTATTTTTAAATTTTCGCCATCCTACGCCATGACGTCCTCCGCTCATAATAATATCATTACCTTTTAATGTTTTCATAGCTTCTCTGGCTTCTTTTGGTGAGTATCCTAGTTCTTTAAGATAGTTATATTTTTCTAAATATTCCTCACGACCTATTCTCATTTTTTCTTTTTGTTCTTCGGATAATTTCTGGCTTTTTTTCATTTTTGGTTTTTGTTCTTCGGATAATTTCTGGCTTTTTTTCATTTTTGGTTTTTTTTCTTCATCCATTTCTTCCATTTCATCTTTCTTTTTAAGACGACATATTTTATTATCTTTATCGTAATGTTTGGCTGCTTCTTTAACACCTCCATATTTTTTAACGCATTTCTGCCATTTACTAAGTTTATAATGTGGTTTCTTTGGGTTTTTAGGCACACATACTGGCTCATATCCTGTTCTTTTACACATTTTAGGTTTTCTACCACCAACACTAGCACCACCAACACTAGCACCACCAACAACAGCACCACCAGCATTAGCACCACCGATCATGACATTTTCTGATAATGCCTTAAGAATTCGTTGTCTTAATTCGTTCTCCATTAGTCTATATATAATAAGATTATATTTTATTTTTTTTAATTTAAATACTTTTCTTTTGAATATACTATAAAGTAAAAATAAAATTAATATATCTTTTATAATAATAACATATGGTTAATAATAGGAAATTAGAATTAGTAAAAAAAATAGCAAGGAATAAAGGTATTAAAAATTGGGATACATTAGAAGTCAGTAACAATAAAAATAAAAGATTTAGTATCATAAGCCCAAATGGATATAAAATACATTTTGGATTATATCCATATAAAGTTGGTACATATATTGACCATAATAATGACACATTAAGAAAGAATTGGAGGGCAAGACATAGTAAAATATTAAAAAATGGTAGACCTGCTTATTTAA